AGCTTCGCGATCTTCTTAAGCCCCCTGCCGACGTTCAGGTTACTTTCCTTAACCTTCAGAAGTTCCTCAGCCCTCATTACACCAAGGTCGAGGCGTAAATCATACTTAAAAATAAAAACCATATAATATAATAACAATGTCAATCGACAGGGCATCTGTCGAGAACCTTGTTGGTACAAAAATATCGAACATAGATTTGTACCAAAAAGCTTTTACCCATAAAAGTGCTCTAAAAGAGGATGAAACGTTAAACGGGTCGTTTGAGACGCTCGAGTTTATTGGCGATTCTGTTTTAGGGTTCGTAATTACTAAATTTTTATATGATAAATATGAAAATCGCCAAGAGGGATTTCTAACAAAAGCCCGAACGAAGCTTGTACGGGGAGAAACACTGGCTGAAATTGCATCCAAACTCGAGCTGTATAAATGGATTCGAATGGATGAAAAGGGTATGCGAAATCAATGGATCCACAATCCAAAGATTTTAGAAGATGTATTCGAGGCACTCGTCGGTGCTATATACATGGATATGGGTCTATTACACGCGAAAGAGTTTATATTGCGTATCTACAACGACTCCTCGTTTGTGAATATGCAATCAATCATGGTTGACGACAATTTCAAGGATCATCTCATGCGATACTGCCAATCGAATAGTCTTAGTCTTCCTGTATATTCAATAACCGCACACGAAAATGGAATTTTCTATATTAATGTATTTGTGGATAGTGTGTGTATGGGATATGGATTCGCAAAAAATAAAAAGCAAGCGGAACAAAATGCAGCTCGGGCGTTCTTTTATCCACCTAAGTCGGGTTATCAAAACAACGGATACATCCAACAATGAAGGGGGACGACTTTACTCCCAAAAAACGTGTCACAAAGAACGATAAAAAGCAAAAACGGGAAGTGTATTCTCAAAAATACGTTCGTACGGTGCTTAAACATTTGGAGGGTAAATTAACCAATGCACCCGAAAGTGAAGATAGTACTCGAGAGGGAGTACGCCCCGCAGAAGTCGGAGGAATGGCTAAGTCTAAGAGGAAAAATGCTCACGGCAAGTGATGCAGCTACCGCTATAGGCAAGAATCCATACGAAACTCCGGATGGTCTACTCTTAAAAAAATGTGGATTGGGGGAAAAGTTTACAGGGAATGCGGCTACACGGCACGGTGAGTTATACGAAGATGAAGCACGTATATTGTATGAGCAACGACACGGTGAAGTTGTTCATGAAATAGGCTTATGCCCACACCCTGTTCACAAGTGGCTTGGTGGTAGTCCCGACGGAGTATCAGAATCTGGAAAACTGGTCGAGATTAAGTGCCCTCCTCAAAGAGCCATCATCCCTGGCGAGGTTCCAGTGCATTATATGCCACAGCTTCAACTCTGTATGGAGATATTAGACCTAGAAGAAGCAGACTTTATCCAGTACAAACCTGCGGCTACGAATTGGCCTAAGCCAGAAGAGTTTGACGTTGTTAACGTGAAGAGAGATCCCGAGTGGTGGTCGACGTATCTTCCTATCATGAAAGAGTTTTGGGATAAAGTTTTATACTTCAGGGAACATATCGACGAACTTCCAAAACCTAAGGAGAAAAAGAAACGCGTTTTAAAAGAAAAGGTACACGTGTGTGAGATAGCGTCCGACCCCGATGACGATTATCATAGTAATTAATAACACCTAAGTCGAATATCGAATATATCATTTTCATACCAATACAACAATGAACAAGTACACCCTCAACGGTACTCTTCACGCACCCTACCAGGTCGACGGTGTAAAATGGATGAATGATATGGAACATCAGACCTCGGGTCCCAAGGGTGGATTCTTATGCGACGAGATGGGGGTCGGCAAGACCATCCAAATCATCGCGACAATGCTCAAGAACCCCAAGCCGCACACGTTGATCGTTGTGCCCAAAACCATCGTTACTCAATGGAGTACAGAGATTTCCAAATTTTCCCCAGGTCTCTCTACTCTCGTTTATGACGGACCCGGTCGTACGACTAACATCGAGGATCTCAAGAAGGTAGACGTCGTGCTATGCCCTTACAGTCTCGTATATAACAGAAAGACGATTCTTCACGCGATGAAATGGGATCGCGTCGTTCTCGACGAAGCCCATGAGATCCGCAACCGTAAGTCTGAGACGTTCAAAGCTGTCTACAAGCTTGATACGGATATCCGCTGGCTCGCCACGGGTACCCCAGTCTTTAACTCGATGGAGGATTTCGTATCACTTTGTATGTTCTTGGGATTTTCCAAGGATCTTGTACAGGCTATGTACGATGAGATCAAGGATATCTATATACTCAGGCGCACCAAAGCTGATAATATCGGAAAACTGCCACGTTGTCACTTTGAGAACGTGGAACTTGAGATGTACGATGAAGAACGCCGCGTCTATGAACAGGCGTTCTTTGAGTCACAGGAATACATCAGCGAACTGAAAAATATCGCCATTTCCATTGGCTCAAGAGCTATGCAGATTTTGGAGTGCCTACTCCGTGTGCGTCAAACCATGACGTGGCCTCAACTCTACCTGGATGGAATGACCAAGAAGCAGGGTGTCGACCGGATCATATGGCAACACAGTACGAAGAAAATGGACACTCTGACCGAGAATATTTCCCAGCACCCAGAGGAAAAGAGTGTAATCTTCTGCCAGTTCCGGGGTGAAATGGATCACATCGAACATATGTTCAGGGGGCGCGTTTTCAGGATCGACGGAATGGTTGAGAAGGATGAGCGTCATGCTCGTCTCGAGGAATTCAAAGATGCACCAGATGGCAGTGTACTCGTCGTACAGATTAAATGTGGTGGCGTTGGTCTCAATATCCAGTGTGCGAGTCGTGTATATATCATGGCTCCTTCATGGAATCCCGCGACAGAACTTCAAGCCATCGGTAGATGCCATCGAACGGGTCAGACCAGGGAGGTGTATGTGAAGAAATATTTATACATCGACACACCCACGGTGAGGAGTGTTGATCTCGCTATGATGGCTCTCCAGGGTCACAAAGCTCAGGTGTGTGCGGAAGTTCTTAACGATGAACGAGTTGGATACCAAATTCCAGTCAAATACGAAAAATCTATCGACGCCATCAGGAAAATTTTCCGGTGATATAGTAAAACAATGTACGCAACCGCCGAAGGTTCCCGCGCTGAAGTCTACCACGGTACCGCCAAACACACCCCCGGTGGCCTCGTGAAGACGGATCTCACACAGGATAAGTATGGTAATATCAAGAGCAAGGCCGCCGTCGCCGCCGCCAAGAAGCGTATGAAGAAGGAGGGTACTTCTGCCATGGTCAAGGTTTTCAAGCCCGCGAAGAAGGGTGACTTCAAGCTTGCCCCCAAGAAGGGTACCAAGAAGTACAAGACGCTCGTAAAAAAAATGAAGTAAATAGTAAAGGATGACTCTTGCTAAGTGGGATGAAGCTGTCCGCGTAGCAAAAATCAAGCTCAAGCTTGATCCAAATAAGTATAGTGTTATAAAAGGAAAATTATTAAAAGAAGCTCAGTTCGTTTATAGTTTACTCTTAGAGAGTAAGTAATTAGTCTAAAACAAATTGGAATCCCTTAAGTTGTTGTGGTTCATGCACAACAAGTTGATGCAACTTCCAGGTTACCCCAAACTTTTTATTTAGAAAATAGACACTCGTCAACTCAACGATTGCTACACCAGAATTCCTAGCATACAATTTATCAGCAGCCGTATCCTTGAGATGTTTGCGTTCATTGTTAAATACACCGGCTTTAATAATTCCATCAGCCGAAGTATCAACCTTAATACGAAACTTCGGCTCTCTATCGGGTGAACGTTTTATGTTTGAGTTAAACATGGGTTTAAGATCTTCGACGGTCATGTACTTATGAAAAATTTTTTCACTTTGCTTACTCACGTTTTCAATGATTTTTTCTTCCGTTTTTGTGAGTATTTCGTAAAAGGCTTTTACGTAGTTACCCTCTTCATCGTATCCTTTCATAGAAAAGTCGACATTCCATTTGGTATTACCCACAGGTGGGGTAAAACCAGAAATACCGAATGGCATATACATGCGAGGTATTTGAATACGGACGGGTTTGCCTTCATTCGTACTGAAAGAGATCTTTCGCCCGTCGTATTCAAGGATATCCAGTGTATCGATGAGGGTATGAAATTTGGCCATTATAGTAAAGTATGCGTCTAAAACTTTAAGCTGAACAAGCTGTGCATTCTGCTTCAAGACTAAATTGGATTGGTCGAGCCTTTGCTTTACTTCGTAAGTAATACATCCCAGTCTTCAGTCCAGATTTCCACGCGTACATATGCATAGACGACAACTTGGACAGTGTGGGATTTTCAACAAACAAGTTCATACTCTGACTCTGACAGACGTATACACCTCTATCAGCCGCCATATCTATGATAACCTTCTGACTGATCTCCCACACAGTCTTGTAAAGTAGCTTGATATCGTCAGGGATATCGGTGATATTTTGAATCGAGCCACTGGCCTTGATCATGAGATCCTTCATATCTTTTGACCACAATCCCACCTTTTGAAGAGCTTTCACGAGATGCTTGTTTACAACTACGAACTCACCTGCAAGGGTGCGGCGAAGATAGATGTTCGTGGTATAGGGTTCAAAGCATTCGTTGTTACCCAGGATCTGGGAAGTACTCGCCGTGGGCATGGGAGCGAGAAGTAGACTATTTGCGATACCCTTCTTCGCACGTTCGCGCATAGCGGCCCAATCATATAATCCACTGTGCATGGGTTCGCGATCCCACATGTCGAATTGCAAAATACCCTGACTGATAGGACTCCCTTCGAAAGATTCGTACGCGCCGTGGATGTCTGCGACGTCACAACTCGCTTCGAGTGCACCGTGATACATGGTCTCAAAGATGTACGCGTTCATCTTGCGAGATTCTTCGTCTCCAAATGCATGTCCGCATAGGATGAACGCGTCGGCCAGTCCCTGTACACCGATGCCGATAGGACGGTGTTTGAAATTCGAACGCTTCGTATTTTCCGTAGGATAAAAATTACGGTCAATCACCCTATTGAGGTTATACGTGAGCGTCTTAGAAATAGAGTGTAGCTTTTTATAGTCAAACGTTCCATCCCGCGTTACACAAGCCGGAAGTGAAATAGACGCCAGGTTGCACACAGCGGTTTCCTCCTTGTTAGAATATTCGACGATTTCGCTGCAAAGGTTAGAAGACTTAATCGTGCCGAGATTTTTTTGATTACTTTTTTTGTTGCATGCATCCTTATACACCATGTACGGAGTTCCAGTCTCACTCTGCGATTTAATGATAGCCTTCCAAATATCAGCCGCGAGTATGACCTCATTCGCGCGACCTTCTTCTTCGTATTGGATGTATAGCTTTTCAAATTCATCACCGTACACGTCAGAAAGTCCCGGAGCCTTATCGGGACAGAAAAGAGACCACTTTCCACCTTCCTCCACACGCTTCATGAACAGATCGGGGATCCATAAAGCACTGAATAGATCACGGCATCGCGCTTCTTCGTCACCCTGATTAAGGCGAATATCGAGGAAATCGAGAACATCCGCGTGCCATGGTTCGATATACATAGCGAATGACCCCTTTCTACGTCCAGCCTGATTCACGTATCTCGCGGTTGCATTAAACACGCGAAGCATGGGAATAATACCATCCGACTTTCCATTGGTTCCCCTGATAACGGAATTATTAGCACGGATATCATGTATATGGAGTCCGATACCACCCGCCCATTTTGAGATTTGGGCACATTCCTTGAGTGTATCGTATATTCCATCGATAGAATCGGCCTTATTGGCGGCAAGGAAACACGAGGACATCTGTGGGCGATGTGTTCCAGCGTTAAAAAGAGTCGGGGTAGCGTGGATAAAATGACCACGTGACATGGATTCATATGTTTGTACGACTGAGTCGATATCATCCCCATGAATACCTATGGATACACGCATAAGCAAATATTGGGGTGTCTCGATGATCTTACCCTCGACCCTTTGAAGATATCCCTTTTCTAACGTTTTAATACCAAAATACCCAAAGTCAAAGTCGCGCTCTGGGGAAATGAATTTCTCTACATTCCCAGCCACATCCATAACTTCTTTCGTTATGATGTTAGCATCGTACAATTTACACATTGCATCAAGAAACGTCTTGGGGGCCGTCTTTTGAATATTACTCGCCACGATACGAGTAGCGAGAACCTCATAATCGGGGTCACTCGTGACCATACCAATACATATCTCAGCGGATAGGGTATCTATCTCGTGTGTGGTAATGTTGTCGTACATGGACGAAAATACCTGTTTCGCGATGAGAGAAGCGTCTACTTTATCGGATAATTCGTATCTCAATTTGGAGATCCTGTTGGTGACCTTATCAAACTTTACGTCTTCAACATGACCGGACCGTTTAATAACCCGCATGATATTAATAATACATGTCTACTTTTTAATTACATTTGAAGTCTTCGCTTCGGACGGGGACAGGGCCAACCGTCTCAGCATACCTGTTAGGTTGAAGGAAACTTGTGTTCACATTGAAATTGCCGGGGACGCCTGGCGGGGACACGGGAGGGTACGAGCCGATGAAGCACTCGGGAGCCTGGCATACAGGGGGTTCCATGTTGCAGGGCTTAGTATTGTAAGCCTCGTCAAAATCAGCAGCAGCTATCATTTATTATCTACATATACTTTTTTTCCTGGACTATATTAAATGTGTGATAGACTTCACCTTAATTCTATGAAACAGACAGAAACCCCCCTGAACAAGCTGTTCTTTTCGGAGTTCAATATACAGATAGTTCAGAAATCTATACGTCAGGCTTTCAAGAATAAGACAGGCGTTTCCATCGACTACCAAAACGCGGGTGATCTGTATGCGATTATGCGTGTTGTATTTATCAACAATGCCGGTAACCATTACGCGAATGTAAACGAACAGGTTAAGTTCATGAACTCTGTGGTAATAAAAACTACCCTCCCTCAAATTCAGTCGGGAGTTGCACAATATATGGGCTATATCAGAGATATTGATACCCTGGTGGTTCCCCCCACTCCTCCGGCAAATACGAGTACGTATGGTATGAAACTCGAACCGAACGATAAGATAGGTGTATAAAGAATTGAATCGTGATGTGTATAAGTAAAATGTCGTTAAACTATTACAAATCCGAAACAGAAAAGATATGCAAAACCAAGGGTTGGGATCGCGCTGAAATTAACACGGTCTGGCTTCTCCTTTCAGAAGAATTTGGAGAACTCGCTTCCGCTATCCGCCAATCTAAGAAGACGTTTAAGAAATCTAACATGAAAAAGGATAAGGGGGTTGATATCATGATGGAAATGGGTGATGTATTTAGTTATTTATTTCAACTCGCTCATATGTTAAACGTTGATCTAGATAAGATGTGGATAGAACACGGAAAAAAGATGACACACAAAAAATATATCTCTTGATAGTAGTAAAGATGAGTAAGCATATGCTCAGTGATCAAGCATCGATCGATAAAATTAATCCGTACGTGTCAGGGGAGTTTTCTTTACCGGGCTCCAGTCGAAGGCCTAACTCGTTTGCCCCCCATAAGCAAATTAAGGAAGGTGGTATGCCGGAAAGCGAACACATCATATGTGAGTATGGTGTGACCGCGGGTGATAAGACGGTCGATTTTTGTAAGGGAAAGAGTGCATGTGAACTGTCTAGGCCCGCCATTCCAGGACGTAATATAGATTTAGGTTACGATGAACCCAAGCCCTCCATTATTCGCGAGAGTGCGAATTTTATTAAGTCTATCAAGAAATTAGACGCTTTTACCATTATTATAATGGTTCTTATAATTCTACTGCTATCGACTTTAAAACGTCGATAAGATCAGTAACGCGCTTTTTATACCCACATTTCATAATAATTAGAGGAAATGTGCAAGTGCAAAATTCCCTTACAAACTCTCTCTGCCATCTCACTCTTTTATTTATGATAGGGGGTGCGAAAGTAGGATCAATAATCTTAACTGCGTTCAATACTCGAATTATGCAATTAATGTCAAAATTCTCGCATAATATATCTTCCAACATGATACACGCCATCACTCGCTTTGTTCGAGTCGTGTTAATTATCATGGTTTGTAAAAAATGTGCGTATGAAGTAAATCCATGCTTGAATTTGATTTCTTCCCAGTTTCCAATTGGCTTGGTATTAAAACACGCAGCTTCGTTTATATAGCCATCCCCTTCAACATATCGAGAGTATTTAAGTTCAACCTTAGGAAGATTTGTACGCTCGTCTATAAACGTACGAGCCTCTTTAACGAAGGAAGGCATATTTACACTCTGGCTTAAAATCCAACTTCTTCTCTAAATCCTTTAATTGCTCCATCTTTTTCATTTCTACACCAATGCAATTATGTTGTTCTAATCTAAAACACTTCATACAAAATTCACCGTTACAATATTTACACGCCATGGGAACTCCACATTTCTTTTTACATTGTCGACAAGGCATTTAATATACAGTCGTTTATTTTTTTAACTTAAGTCGATGTTCTTTATGTTAAAAAGTATGTCCAAATGTTCTCGTCTATCGCGAATAACACTTTCTGCTATTTACTGACTCAAGATGAGTTCAGAAATAAATGTCCCGAGAATATCCGACCATCCAGGATCAAGCTCACAACGATTACCATGATCTCTGCATTTTCAAAACCTATCGACGTCAAAAAAATTCGTTCAGTATTCGAAGAACTCGGAGAAATACGTCTTCATCGAAACAAAACGACCAACCAGGCGATCGTTTGGTCACTTAAAGCGACAACGTTTTACAATCAGATCACCCTCACGTATGATGATGGTCACAGTGTTAAATCGATCAAGGTCTTTCCCAACGGCAGTATCCAAGTTGCTGGGTGTGAAGATATATTCAACTGCAAGTATATAATCTCTGGTCTCGTGTATATTTTACAGTCCTTTGACGAAGATATAGTACCTCCGGCCGACACGTTTCGCGTGGTGATGATCAATTCCAACTTCAGTCTCAACTACAACATAAATCTTATGTTAACAACTCAACATTTCGAGAAATTTTCCGATGTGTTCAGGGTTTCTTTCGAACCGGATCGATATTCTGCGGTGAAAATCAAGTTTAAACCCGCAGGCGACATGAAAGAAATAACGACCAGTATTTTTGGTACCGGTAAAATCATTATCACCGGCGCAGAGACTCTCAAGGAAATCGTATTCGCATACAATATTATCAATCAGCATATTAACGATTGCCCAGCCATCAGGGTTTCCAAAGTTGATGTATCAGACGACTTCAATGAATATTTTGGATATAATATAAGCGATTCTATCAAAAAAATTAAGGAGATGGGAGTAGAATCGTGGACCAATACGATTACGAATAGACAAATTAATTTCTAATTTTAATATAAATGTCGCAACGTTTAGGCATGGCCGATGGCAGGTGTCATACTATCAACAACTCGTCTCTACTCTATGATAACTACCTCAAGACCCAAAATGGTATTAAGTACGAGGACAACTACTCGTTCCGCAAGCTCTTGCAGGAAAAGGGACCCGAACTCCACCAGGTCCCCGCCCCCCAAAATGACGGAAGCCCGTGTGGCCTCTGCGATTCTTCCCTTAATCTTTCCAATGTTAACTGAGTAAAAAAATTAAAATTAAAGTAATAACGATTATATGGACGATACTGATCAGGATACTACGTGTGCAATATGTCTCAATCCAGTGAGAGAGACAAGACAAAACAAACCCATCAGATGTGGTCATTTGTTTCACTCTCACTGTATAGAGGAATGGAAACGTCGTGGAAATCAAACATGTCCCACGTGCAGGAAAATTTTTGATGGTGCAAATTTTCAGGTGACTGTCAGTATTAGAAATACGATAAACGACATAACCGTCGTGAGAGACGTGGAAGAGGATCGGTATATTTTCGATACATTAGACGCCTTTTTTGATATTGAAAATACCAGCGAACTAGAAAGTTTACTTGCGGACTTTGGGGTGAGTATGTCCAACCTTGATCCCCTTGTTCTTGACACAGAAGGATGAACAGTATTTGTCATACTTCAATCCCGGATAATCCCTAGAGATTTTACGGGGATCCCTGATCAGTTTTCCTTTAGCTCCAACCACCAGCGGACCGGTAGCCCATCCCCGTTTGTGGCTAAAAAACTCCGCTTTGAAAACCACGACTCGACCCGGTTTTAAAGTGATGGCCGCTCGTTTGACACGACCCACCGGCACTTTAAAAAATCTGGCTATACTTTCGTGTGTATCCCCCGCCTTAACTTTGTACTCAGCCTTACTATGTTGCTTGTAGAAATGAAAATCACCCTGGCACATGTAGTTATTCTTTTTACATGACGCGATGAACAACATTACTTTATAGTAATCGGGTTTACACTTCGTACCACCTTTTACTATATAAACCTGTTTGGGATTATCAGCTACAACTAGTTTTGGTAAAGTACCACATTTTACATATTTACCACTGGCGCGTAGATTAGCTCGTTCTCCAGGCTGACTCTTCCAACCACGGTACCTTTGGAAATCATTTACAGCGTATGCGTAGCAATTGTTATTATTCTTACCCACTTTACCACCCCATTTTCTCATAGTGAATGTATGTTCACCACCACTTGTAGGAGGTCCTTTAGTCATTATAGTATGTTAGAAAAAAAATATTCACACATAATAAATGATCAAGGATATTACCAAAGCTAAGACGAAGCGCCAAGTCATCGAAGAAATTTTAATTTTCGTGCTCACTGTATTAGTCAGTACGTTCGTTCTTCGTTTCACCTGGAACAACTCACTGAGCAAGCATGTTAGCGTACTCAAGCCTATTCGGTCATTTTTTGACGCACTTTTACTTTCTATTTCTATTCAGGTTTTCCGTGGTCTTTAAACCTCCTTGAAACCGACGACACGTTCACCAGATGAGTGAACCATAGTGGGGTATCCTTCGATTCCCTTGCAATCCTCAGAATCGCAATCGACGAAGGTGTAAGGCTTACCCTTACCCTTGAAATGTTCGAGCTGCTTACGAGTCCATCCACAACCCATGGAGCCGTAGACAGTCCACTCACCATCGGCAGACTTTGCCTTGACCGCCTCGACGGGTTCGGCTGCCTCGACGGGCTGAGTCTTTTTCATAGCCATGAAAATACGAATGTTAATGAGCACGAGAAGGAGTGCGAGGATCATGTTTGTATATCTATATAATATATTTTATTTCTGTTTCTAAAGTATGACGAGTATTCAGAAGAATATTGACAGAATTCTCGAAGGGAACAGGGGGTGTGCTCCCATGAACCATATAGCTGTTAACCAATCTTGGAAACGGTCGGGTGCGTATGGTAACGTGCGTCGGGCCAAATTAACGGGTAAATCTAGGAAATTTGTAGCATTGAAGGAAATGAAAGTTCCCAGAACTGAACCACAACTCGGTGATCTCGCTGAGATGGAATACAAAATTGCTAAAAAGCTCAAAGATTTTGATATTCCGAAGGTATACAAGTATGTTAAGTGTCCCATAGAGGGTAATGGTCCCAATATTAGAAAGGATATACTATATTTTGAGTACGTGAACGGTGTTTCGTTGAGGGAATATATAAGAACTCGACGAGATCTTAGCCTCGTTCAGTTAAAGTCGATCATCGTTCAAGTGTCTTACAATTTGTATAGGATTCACAAGAAGTTTCCAACATTTCGTCACCACGACTTACACACGAATAATATTCTCGTTCGACCCGTAACAAAGAAGAATCTATCCATAGAAGTTGACGATGTCAAATACACAATCGATAACGGTGGGCTCGAATTGGTGATGATCGATTTTGGATTTTCGTCTTTCCCCGGTATACCGAACCCCCTCGTCAATACGAAACGCTATCACAATATAGGTATTCATAGGAATTCCAATAAGTATTACGATTTACACTTTTTCCTTAATGGTGTATACAACGAACTCGCCATATCGGCACGAAAACAACCGATGGTACCGGATCACGGACCCCGTGTCGCTGCAAAGGTTTTCGTCGGAACCCTGTTTACACCGGATTATATCGGGTACAGATCGAGTAAACTGAAAAATTATAGATTACGCGGTACGGCGAATAATTCCAGAAACAAGGATTTACCGACTTTCGAAAAGGTGTTGAAACATCCATTCTTAACCGGAATCCGAGCACCACGCGTCGATTTACCCGCGGCTAGAACACCGAGCACGCCTGCGCGGATCATACGTAGAAATGCTACACCTCCCAGGAATAACCAAACGACCGCCAGTCAAAGAAAGGCGGCCATGAACCGAGCGAAAAAAATTCTGGAAGCGGGTAAGCAAGTGGGTAAACCTAAAATGAGGCCCGGTGTTGTTCGCGTTGGTGCGACTAAACCACCACTTCCACCCAAACCCCCCAAACCCCCGTCTCCTCCTAAACCCAATAATAATAAAAAGCCACTTCTCACCAAATCCGCGACTGTACCGGGTATGACCAAAACAAAGAAGCCTTCGAGTAAGAAAAATAGGGTAAGTAAGTCATGGACTAGATCTTTCATGAACAGTATGACTCGTAAGTAGAAGTATTAAAGAAAATGCTCGTTCTTTATATAATGGAATGTTGTGAGGTGTGTTGTGAAAAATACAACAATTCAAATCACAAAAAGGTTGAATGCCCCTTTTGTGATTTTAAATCGTGTCGAACATGTTCACAAACATATATGCTCAGTACCACAGAAGAACCACATTGCATGAAATGCAAACACGCACATAACAGAGAATTTGTAGACAGTTTTTGTTCATCTATATTTAGAAACCGTGATTGTAGACGACACCGCGAAAACGTATTGTTTCAAAGAGAAATGGCGCGCATGCCGGAAACACAGTCATACGTCGTTCGCGAGTTACAGGTACGGAGTTTAAGATTGTCGTATCTCTATTTAGTTTACATTTTGACTCATATGTATAAGACTGATCACGTAAACGACGAAGTGAAACCACGTTTAGATTCTATATTACGCGCGACTATCATGGATATTTACGAGACGCTGCAGGTGTTGAATCATAACGAACCAACCATATCTAGTGATAAGTATCATAAGATAGCTCAAAAATGCCCCTCAGAAGATTGCCGCGGATTCTTGTGCGACGACTGGGTATGTGGGATATGTAAAAACAAGTTCTGTGATAAGTGCCATGAACTTCTCGTACCGGGTCACGTGTGTAATAAGGACACCGTAAAAACGATGAAACTGTTGAAGAAGGACACGAAACCATGTCCGAAATGCAATGTACCAATATCCAAAATAGAAGGTTGTGCTCAAATGTGGTGTACCCAGTGTCACGTGGCTTTTGATTGGAGAACTGGTGCGATAGAGACCGGTAGAATACATAATCCACATTATTTCGAATTCAAAAAACGTTCGAGAGAACATGGCGATATTCCATGCGGTGGAAGACCCACACATTCGGAATTGCGACGATCTAGGGCCTCCATTACAATTCTAGAGATTTCTGTGAGTGTAGTACAACTCGAATACGATCTTCTATATAGATACGGGTACGTGTACGAGGATAATAGATATTTACGTATGAAATATCTATTAAACGAACTTTCAGAAGACGGTTTAAAACGTGAACTTCAGAGACGAGATAAGAGTAACTGTAAAACACGTGATATTAGAGATATCTACCAGATGTATATAGATACAGTCGGCGATCTTTTGAGACAGTACACGATACATAGGTCAAAAGAATTGGACATAATAGCTGAAGTTCGTGAGCTACTTCTATACATGAATAGTGTACTAGAAACCATACGAAAAAGATATGTTTGCAAGCTTCCACATAATTTAATATTAGATATAATTAAATGATAGTGTTCATTCTTGTAGCAGTAGCGCTACTATGCATTCTATTGAAACCTAACTACAAAGAACCAGTAGTTATACCCAGAGTATTCACACCCGAACAATGTGATAACATTATAAAGACAGCCGGATCAAAGCTGGAACCATCCGTCATGGATACCGATTATCATATAGATAAGAAGATACGAGATAGCGAAACCGCGTGGATAGATCCTAAGGAGAATAGCGTCGCCAAAAAGATGATTAAGAAATGTGTATCCTTCACAGACAGGAAACCAGTTAACAGTGAACAATTACAGGTTCTCAAGTACAAAGAGGGTGGATTTTACACACCCCACCAAGACGCATTTTACGATGAAGAAAATCCCAGAACCGTCACCGCTATAATAGCACTGAATGATGACTATGAAGGTGGAGAAACAGAGTTTCCTAATTTAGGTAAAAAATTCAAACTCGGTAAAGGTGACGTGCTTTTATTCAACAATTTCACAGATTGGGGCTACCAAACACGAAAGTCCTTGCACGGTGGTCTACCAGTGAAATCGGGTATTAAATGGATATGTAACCTTTGGATACATAGATACCCGTATGACTCTGGTGATTGGACGGGCTCAAAAGCTTATCCGGGGAATGAAGGCGGTGGTTCGTGTTCCGTCTTTTAATTAATCTCTCGTATGTCTAATTTTGACCAGTATATAGTCATTAGAAGATGAATACCCAACGCAAATAAATAACCAACATCCCACCACAGGTTTAATACAGCGGCTATAGGTACGAGCCCAAAACAATAAAAAGCGTGTAACATCACAAACGGCCGACTCTCGATCTTTTCCAATTGCACTGAATATAACGTAGCTACCAGAAACGTTATATTCAGTATGTCTATCACCGACCTACGAGTCATCAACCCATACACACCAAACCACAAAAACATCCATAAAACCACGCGAGTAATCTCATGATACCTGACATAAATTTGCATATGTGGACGTTGTTGGGGTTGAAGTTCAATAACTGGAGGAGCTTCTATGTCCGGATTCATACCGATAAAAATATTTCCATCGGGTGATTCTACGACGACGTGTCGCCCATTTTCCATATATATTTTTCGATTTATTTTTCTAAAAGCTTTAATGCTTCATTTTGAAACTTATCACAAGGAGCGTTCTTGTTAACTAATCTTTTAAATCGTCAGACTTATTGAGACTGGCGATCTGAAGACTTTTCTTGATCTGATTTTATACTGATACTACCATCAAAAGTGACGGGCTTGAAGAAGTCGTCGAATGGGCAACCTGGACACCTTCTATGACGTATAGCACAATCGAGCTTGTCGACCTTTTTCATGCATGGTTTTTTTCGCGATCGATAGGTTCGTCGCCGTCTTCCAATGTTAT